CTTTTATAGAATTAGGATTTACTGCCCACTCAAGGGTTACATTTAAATTTTCTAAAGCGTTTGAAATAAAACTCATTACATTACCTCCTGTAAAACACAGCCGTGAACATTATCACTATGTCCACCAACTATATAACCATGACTATTATTACTATATTGACTTTTAAGCATTAAAGTATAGTAAGCGTATTGACCAACAGCTAAATTATGGTCATGTAGTACTTGAACACAAGATGGGCCATCTTGACCACGAAAAATTGATGAGCTAGTACCACTACTACTTTTTCTTGCAGATGCTAGACCTCCATCTGGCCCTGATCCCAAACCAGTAAAATCTCCTGCGTTAAAAGTTGAAGAAGCACTACTTGAACTTGCAAAACCTATATCTATAATAGCAGTTGCAGGCCCCTGTCTTTTTGCACTTATTGGCATACCAGAATATGTAACCAATATTTTACTGTTAGTATTTGTTATTTGTATTTTAACCAAACAACCATCAATTATTGCCTCTGGCGTAGTACTAAAACTTGTATTACTAGATTCTGTGTTTGCACAAGTTAATTGAGTATATGTAGTTTGCAAAACCCCAGCTGAGGTTGATGCTGGAGCCCAAGTTAAACCACCTGTATTACCAGACTGAGCTGTTAACATGTAACCGTTTACAGGTGAGTTAGATACTTTAAGGTTAGCTTCGTCTACTACATTATCTGCAATAGTCATCGCACCATCACCACTAGAAGTAACTTCTCCACTGTGGTTAGGGTGACTGTAATTGTTAGCTGAACTAGCAATACCATCAAGTTTTGCCTTATCTGATGATGTCAGTATACCAGCAAGAGACGATGTTGCTGCAAGTATAGTAGTGCCAGAACCTGTACTGCTAGATATTGTATATCCATTAGGGCCACGGCCTTGAGAAAGGTTTGTAGCGATACTTAAAGCATCAACGTAAGCAGTTGTAGCTACCTTTGTACTGTTGTCACCTTGAGATTGAGTAGTTGCAGTTACAGCACTAGCTATAGTTCCTGTTACATTAACTGCGTTTGTAGCGTTTGTAATCGTGTCAGATGTTCTAACAAGACTTGTACCACCTACAGTTGGAACTGAGTTAAAATTAACAACACTACTGTTAAAGGGATAATGGAAAACTTCAGTTCTGTTTCCATTGTCCATTCTGTAAAAAGTTATATGGTCAGAAGATTCACCAGTTACAAAAGCTGGGTTGGAATCACCGTTATAAGAAATACCGCCACCGTGTTGTCCGTTGTCTTGACTTACTTCAAAAGCACCTGTACCTTGTGAATCACCCCCAGCTCTGACTATTGCATTACCATTGTTATTACATTTAACATTTAAAAGTGTACTTGTACCATTATCAACAAGTAGGTCTCCAAGTATACCAACTTCGCCATAATTAGACTCTCCACTTCTACCTTCTATCGTTAAAACATTTGTATTTCTATCAGCATCATGGATTGCAAACTTTCCATTTTGATTTTGTACTTTCCAATCGTTTTCTGAATCAGTATCGTTTAAAGAAAGTGATGGATAAATTGTACTGATATTAACATTTGTACCAAAACTATTCTCACTTCCTCCCGAATTTGACTGAGTTATACTTCCGTCAGTTACTGTTAAAGCTCCAGTAACACTTACTCCTCCTGTGGCAGTTTCAAACTTCTTATTGCCTTGATAGTATAACTCTACGTTTCCATCATGAGCAGCTTTAAGATTCGTTACCCAAGACCCAGTTCCCTTGTTTTGTAAATAAAAACCAGTTCCATTGCCAGCAAGTAATCTAATTTGGTCAGTGGCATCATCACCTTCGTCAGCATATAAATAAACTACCGCATTACCACCTTCTGCTCCACGAACTTCTACTCCCTCAGCATGTGTCCTCAATCTTAGACCGCCATCTCGAAATAAGTCAACAGCTCCATTAGCAGTGGCTTTTATAGCAGTCTCAAATGTACCAGCCGTTGGGTTGTGATGTCTTAATTCAAATCTATGATTATTATCAAGAGTTTCAAAATCAATAAATTTTGAACTATTACCTGTAAAATTCAGTTCATTTCCTGTGTTAAGAGATCCAGTACAAGTAAAATTTCCTGAGGTTATATTAACTGTACCTGTGACATCAATACCAGCACTAACGTCTAGGTTGCCAGTAATACTTGTATGACCATTAGTCAGAATTGAAAATCTATCTAAAACATTTGACGTATCGGTATTATCTTGAATTTTAAATATACCGTCAATAATGTTAATTCTGTAATCCTGTGCACCAGAGGTCGTATCTACCATCTTAATTACAGGATACGTTCCGCTAAGTGTTAAAGCACTTGCGTTTAAATCTATCAAATCTAACTTAGTACCATCAGCAGCTACGTCACGACCATCTACGGTACCAGATACACCTATGTTACCAGTAACAACAGCTCCTGTGCTAGTAAGATGTATTTTTGTAGAACCACCGTTCTGTAATTTTAAAGAACCTGTACCATTATCATTAATTATAGAATCATTACTATCATGAAATATCTCTAGACCATCAGCATTTGTACCAAACTGAGCTTTTACGTTATCGTTATAGGTGTTAGAACCTGTAAATGTATTACCAGTTTTAAGAGCAAAGTCACCTGTAGCTGTAACACCATCTACCCAAGCACTACCAGTATAAACTTTAAGTGAGCTAGATGTAGTGTTAAAGAACAAGTCTCCTGTGTCTAAGCTAGTTGTAGGGTTAGTTGAACCTATACGATACTGGTTAGCAAAGTTATTAACACTGCTTATATTACTTGCTACTGTGTTAACATTTGCTATATCGCCACCAACATGGTTTACGTTTGTAATACTACCAGCTACTAGACCTATATCAGTACCGTCTGCTGCGACTATGCCTATATCTGAAGCGTCAGCAGCTACAGCAGTAACATCAGATGAAATACCAGCTACAGTTGTTACATCACTACTAATACCAGCTACAGTGTCCATGTTATTAACAACACTGGTTACTGCAAGTGTATTCATGTCCGCTACAACGTCAGCAGTACCTAATGTATTTAAGTCAGATACTACATCAGCAGTACCAAGTATAGCCATATCTGCTACAACATCAGTTGTACCAAGTATTGACATATCTTCTACAGTAGCAGCAGTTCCAAGTCTGCCTATCTCTGTTGCCTTACTAGCTACAGTTGTAACCTCTGTTGCTTTTGGTACTAATCTGTGAAATGCGTATGTATGTAATGCAGTTGTAGTCTCTACGATTACACCAAAACCTGCGGATAAAACGGTTGATCCACACCCTGTAATAGATACAGTGTTACCAGATCCCGCACCGTTTGCAATAGTGACTGTGCCACTACTTGGTGTACGTGTGCTTGATATAGATTTAATGGATACCAGAGTACCAGCACCATTATTAACATCAGGATTAGCAGTCGGAAAAGATGTTTCATTTGCAATAGGTACGAAGCCACCAACATCATCAACTAAGTCAATAATTCTGTCGTTGATAGCAGCGGTTGTAGCGATAGTTGTATCATTGTCTGGAAATGTGTCACCATCTTTAATGGTGTCTCCAGTACTTACATTAAAGAATCTAGCGTCAGCTGCTGCTGAAGTTAAAAAAGATGTATCGTTAGCTGTAGCAGAACCTTGTTCAGCTGCTGTAATAACAGTAGCAGCATTTAGTTTGTCAGATGTAATAGATCCAGCAGCATAGTGCTCATTATCTAAGGCTCCAGCAGCTATGTGCTCGGAGTCAATACTGTCGTCAGCTATTTTTGTACCATCTACAATGTCGGTTGCTAAATGTTCTCTGTCTATAGAACCGTCTACATAGTGTTCTGAGTTAATGACACTATCTTGAATATTGTCACCATCTATTATATCGTTAGCTAAATGCTCATGGTCGATACTACCAGCAACATAATGTTCGGAGTTAATTACATCATCTTGTATGTTATCTCCATCAATAATGTCGTTAGCTAAATGTACATGGTCAATAGACGCATCTACATAGTGCTCTGAATTTACAGTATTGTCTGCTAGTTTAGCAGATGTAACAGCATCAGGAGCTAGTAAAGAAGTGGTTATATTTTCAAGTGCAATATGTTCAGTATCTATAGATTGAGCAACATAATGCTCTGAGTTTACTACATCATCAGCTATTTTGTCTGCATTTACAGCATCGTTAGCTATATCTTGAGTAACGATTGTACCAGCAACAATATGGTCACTTGTAACAAAATTTGTACTTGGTTGATCTCCTCTAAACAAAACACCTTCTATAGTAAATGCTTTGTTTCTAGCTTCTTGTGCTGTAAAGTTAGACTCAGTAGATGAGTTGTTGAGATCTGTAGCTCTTATTGTACTACCACTAGCAAAACTTGTGTAAGCACTATCTGCATCTCTTGTTCTACGTTCTACAAATACAATAGCACCGCTAGGTAAGGCACTGTTAAAACGTACTGTGCCATTATTGTTTACTAATGTGTAGTTTTCTAAAGTTTCTGTACCTCCTGTATGTGTTATGGCTGGGAAGTACAATCCATCTGTGTTATTTACTTGATTATGATTAGCGTCTACATTACTACTGGTACTTTGTCTAAAATGCAAAATACGTTTGTTATTATTAGCAGCTATACCAGCTGTTGTTTTAGTAACATAGACATCTAAATCATCTTGATTATTCAGTTGTAATCCTGACAAGCTGAAATCGGTGGTGCTGCTATTGCTTGTGGCAGGAAAAAGTATTTTAGTTGTAACTGCCATTTATTTAAATGTTAAATTCCGTGTTTTTGTAAATCCTTATAGTTATATATACCTCGTTTTACTGCTTGTTCCTGTGCTATTCTATTTTGTACCTTAATATATAGATCTGGTATTTCAGATTGTATTAGAGCAAACGCTCTATTTCTAGCATTTTGAAACTCTCTTCTAATTTGATGATAGAACAATGTAGCTCTTACATCACCACCCTCTCTTCTTAAGTTACCACCTGCTTCAAACTCTTCAACAGCCTTAATCCAAGATGGATTACTGACTATTGCTTCTAAATTACGCCTAAATGTAACATCCTGAGCCATAAACTTCTGTATCATAGATCTTTCTTTAGAAGTTAATGGTATACCTTTATATGTTGATATTTCAGCAGGTATATTGTAGTTAATACGTAGTAAAGCCTCTTTTACGGGGTCTTTATCTGCAAAAACTATAGCTACAGGGCTAACTAAGTTAATCATTCTTAGTAATGGGTTAGTAGGAGACGATACAAATGGCTTGCCAGACCTATCTTTGTTAAGTATATCATAGGTTGGGTGTAGAGCTTTCTTAAATAGTACATCTCTTCTAATAATTTCTTCAGCAAAATTATTGGCTTCTACCTCGTTTGCTTGCATTGCATCACCTAAACCAGCTAATAAGCCAGAATATGGTAAAGTTCTTCTAAATAAACCACCTAAAACTCTTTCAGCTCTAACTCCAGACATTTGACTTGCACTAAATAGTGTAACTAAATCATCTATACCCGCAAGCATGGACTTATCTACTAGAATAGAACCTATCATAAACATACCTTTTTGAAAGATCTCATCTCTAAAATCCTCATCTATTGCATGTAAGTTAGTTCCTGCATTAGCAAACAAACCTATAATAGTATTCCAAGGTTCAAGTGTTCTATAGGACACATATATGTTAGATCCTGGAATTGTAAAAGAGTTTGGTTGTATACCATTTTGTTTCCAAAGCTGTCTAGTCTCATTATCGTAAGGTAAATCACCTGTGATAAAACCATTCATAGCTAAAAGTGTAGTCAAACCCATTATGCTAGTACCTGCAGCCATACGTCCACGCATCAAAGCTCTAGCCTGTTCTACATCTTGTGGTCTAATACCATATTGATCTAATACTTTTGGTCTAGTTTTACTGACTTCCATTATATCATGATATTTTCTAGAAAACATTTCTAAAAATGTATGAGAATATGTAAGACGTAAAGCATTATAACCTGTACGTACAAATGGAAAGAAGAATTGCCCTAAAGGTAGTGACGACATCTTTTCTAAAACTTGCATTTCTGCAGGTAAAGCTGTTGTTAAAGCTGCCTCATCACCTGCCAGAGCTGCTGCATTATCAGTAACTACATATTGATTGTATCTATCTTTAGTAAATATCTCATCTCTAAAAGTGTCATCAATTTTTGTTGCCAATTTATTAACGTCTGCTTGAGTAAGTGGTGTTGGGGATGATTCTATAACTGATCTAGCAGCTCTATGTCTCATTTCCATACGACCAATAACTGTTCGAGCTAGAGCGTCTCCAGCTCCCATTATGTTAACACTATATCTAGCAATAGGAGAGGTATTAAAATTAACAAGACCTTGTAAAAGATGGTAAGCTCGTTGTTCATGTATGTTTCCCTCACGTTTTATGTGAGATTCAAGTAGTTTAAAATTTTCTATATCTTTTTCTAAGCGAAACTTTCCTGCATATGACTGTGCTTTTCTATTCACACCTAGATCCCAGTTATGTCTCCAAGCTCTTAAACCTTCTGCATAAGCAGCTCCTAAAGAGTTCATCATAGATGCAGCAATTAATGCTTCATTCTTATTACCAGTCATAACAGCACCAAGATACGCTTGGAAAGGACGCATCATAGCTACTAAGTTTGTACTAAATACAGCCTTAGATGGAGTACGTAAGTTACTAAGCAATGAATTGTAGTATACACTAGATAGCTCTGCACTAAGCCTTGGCTTAACTCTAGTACCGTCCACCATCGTCCCTGTTACTATTCTAATAGGGTTCAATGTTGTACGTGCCTGTAACCACTTGTGTACGTGTTCTAACCTACTAACAACACCGTCTGATAACATGTGTAATTCATGTAGTTGATCTGCAATTTCTTCACCTTTACTTTTACGTATTTTCTTTAGATAAGCAAAATAGTTTTCATTCTCTTCTACTAGGTCGTCATAACCAGCTTTTAATCTTTTTTGTACTATTTCTTTTAGACCAGTTCTACCCTGATTCATAGCACCTAAAGTATTACCTGCAAAGTAACCAGCTTTCTTTTGCTCTAACATGAGTACTTTCATCATGTCATATATTTGGTCAGCTTGTCTAAACTTGTTCATACCCTTGGGTAAATCAATAGCACTTGTAGCAATAGCTTTTATTTGTTGTGCTAAAGTAGAAACAAGTAGTTGAGTTGCAGCTCTAGTTATAGGACTAATAGTAATAACTTCTTCACCATCTATAGCATAAATATTATAATCACCTTTTTTGCCATTTAGGTAATCAGACATAGTTCTAACTATATCATCTCCACCTTCTGCTAAAGTAGCATGTAACTCACCTGTTTGTTTTAACACTAAGTTTCTTATCTCTTTTTGAGTATACTTTATAGGAAAGTCTTTATTACCTAAAGACACTTGACCTTTAAATATACTTTCTGATAACTCATCAGCTACTTCTTTAATTATCTGATATAAATTTTGATCGCCTAATGCTAAACCTTTTATAACAGTTGATTTAAATATAGGTGTAGGTGAAGATGCGTTTAAACCACGTTTGTCCATAGCTATACTTTCAGCTACGTTCTTATTAACATTAGTTTTTAAACTATCTGTATCTGGACGTAAATCAGCTTTCTGTGCATCAGAAAAATGTGCGGGGTCTACAAATGGATCTGGTTTTTGTATAATAGCATCAGCCTGTTGTCTTAGACTCATACCTACATCTGGTAACCAAGGATCTCCCTGTGCTGCACCTAGACGTTCTGCAGTATCATTAAGATCTGCAATCGCTAGTTGACGTTGTATATCAACAGCATAATTGTCTGGGTCAAAGTTAGGGTACTTACGTTTTAAAATAGCTAACATTTCAGGACTAGGATCCTCTCCATCTAGTAACTTTTGAAACTCATCAATGTCCCACATATCAAGGTGTTCTGCATTGTATTCAAAACGCTTGTCTCTATTTGCTATACCTAAACCTTTGCTTCTATTGTATACCTCAACATTGGTAAAATTTTTGTCATCTAATTCAAACTCTGCCTCCATTTCTTTGGCAATATCTTCATTAGCCTTAAAGTTAGCCTCTTCAACAGACATACCATTTTTAACATTTTTAAATGCTTTCCAACCATGTTTAATAGTTGCTGCTAAAAAATGACCTGCTAAATTTAAACCAGAACCTGCAGCTACACTTTTAATTCTAGCTATCCATGCTGTATCTGTTTCTGGGTCTACGGCAAGAGCTTCTGAAAATGGTATAATTGGTGCATACTCATTTACTAAGTTTGCTATATTTCCCATTTCAGAGCTGTTTGATATTAAATCTGCTATAGCACCATCACTAGCTATTTTTGCACCTTTAGGTACAAATGATATAATTTTAGAACCTTTTGTACCAAAACCTGCTAGTCTAGCTTTGTTGTATAGTTTTTGACTAGTTGATAGTTTACCAGCTGCAGATCCTAATTTAAGAGCTGCACCTGCTTTACCTGTAGCTACTGATAATAAACCAAACTCAACAAGACCTCTTGTAAGCTGACCTAGCCCTGATTGGTTTTCTGGTACTATATCATCTGGTATATCCCACCAAGCACCTTTCTGATATTCTTTACTAAAAGGGTTTTGTGTTTCGTCAGATTTACCAAATATTTTATTAACACCTGTTTTTAGTGTATCTCCTACTAAATCGCCAAAACTACCAACACTATCTATAGCATCTGCAGTACCACCTACTAAGGCAGTACCAGCTTCTGATAACAGCTGCAGTGGGTTATCGGGTAAAAACCCTTGAGCCATAGCAGCATTACCTTGTAGTTTTGTTAATCCTTCTTTATCTAATTGTGGAACTATTTGTTGTTGAGGAGTAGTTTCCTCAATCATATTTCCAAATTCTTTTTTATCTACTAGCTGGTCATGTAAACTGTCATCATAGTTAGACATTTCAGCCAGCAATTCATTTTCATTCATTTTGTGCTACCTCTAAGTTAAAGAATTGTGGTGTTAGTAATAACTCCTTTTTGACAAAATCAGACCAAGCGTTCATTATTTCACCTCTGTTTACTAGCGTTACACTAAATGCTGGTGATCTGGGAGATATTTTATATTTAGTTTGTTCTATAAATTTCTTTGATGTTGCGTCTAAAAAGTTTATATATGCTTTCTTACCACCCATAGCTTCCATAGTTGCATACCATACGTAATGAGAGTCTGTATCTGCAGGTAGTAATGATCTACCCATACCAAATTTAAGATATGAATAACCTGGATCTGTAAGAAAATCAATTACATCTGCTTGTGCATTTAACTGTGTAGCCCTAGCGTTCCACGTTACGTATTTAGGATTTCTCTTATTTGTACCCTCAATAAACTCTTCTGGTTTGTTAGCAAGATGAGTTTCTATTTGTTTATCTATAATAGCTTTTGTAACTGTTGGATTTTCAATACTAACTTGATCCATATTAGTAACTTTAACCTTACCATCAAAACCAACTTCATATGCACTATACAACTCAGACTCATCTGTTAAACTAAATCCTGTATAATATGTTTTTAAAGCATTGTTCATTAAGTTTTTATACTTACCTGCACCATAACCAGTTTTCATATTATCACCTTTCATACCAATAGCAACCATTTGTATCATAACAAGTTTGTCATCAGTATAACCAGCTGCTTCTTTTAAAAGATTATTAACATGAATTTTAAATACTTTACCTTGAGCACCATCAACATTATTGTCAAATTCTTGACGAGTTATGTTCATTCCAGGTTGACTAAGAATATCTGCTATAACAGCGTCACCTAAATTATCTACTGTAAAACCCATAGAAATCAAAGAGTTAGTTAAAGCAAAATTATCTACCTTACCTGCCATATCAAACCCTCTAACATTATCATGTGCGTAAGGACTAGCTAATAATGTTCTTATTTCAGAATCTAAATTTTTTGTAAAGTTAATAGATTTTTGAATATCCTCTGGTAATGTTTCTATTTTTATAGGTTCGTAGCCTGGGATGTACTGTTTACGTAACATCTCACCTAATGTAAAAACATCTCTTTTTTCTGGATCTAATAATGCTAGTTGTACCATAAAAGAGTTTTCACTTGACCATAAACCATCGCTAGTTTCTTTAAATTGTAAAATTTCTGCTACACGATTTTCTGGAATATGAGCTAAAATTTGACCGTTTTCAAATAATAACGAACCATCTTCAGCAGCAAGTATTTTCTTTAGTGAAGTTTCTAAATACTCATTATTTTTAGATTTTTTTTCTTTTATGGTACTTATTTCATACGGTAGTTGGTCATAATTAAAAAGAGAATTTTTAAATTTACCTTCTGCACCACCGACACCTAAAGTAAGAGCAAATGGATTTTGTTGAACTGTTAATTGTGGATTCTCCCCCGCAGCTTGTATTTGTGCTATAACTGATTTTGCAGCTAGATTATAATAATACTCACCTTCATCTACACCTTTTTCTGGTGCAGGTACACTAGGGTCACCTTTAAGTTGTTTAGCTACTTCCCATACGTATACGTCAGTTGCATAATTAATAGCATTGTCAAGTTCAGCAGATTTAGTACTTAAACTATCACCTGTTGCAAGAGTACCAGAATAAATTTGAGTTAATTCATTTTTAAAGTTTGCAGCAGAATCTTTTATAAGTTTCTGACCTGAATCAGTTTCAGCCCATATCATTTCTGTAGCTTGCCTACCTTCATACTTAGAACGTACTTCTTCTGGTAATAAAGCCCAAGTGCTCTGTGTTATAACACCATACTTCTTAATTTCTTCTTCAGCTACATCATTACCATTAACAACATTAAGACCTCTTTTTTTAAATGTTCTAGCTGTGGCAATAGTTTGCATACCATTATCAACTTTTTGACCTAGAGTTTCTTGTAACTTATCTAGTTCTATATTGTATTGATTAAAGTCAATTTTATTTGTATTTAATTCATACTGTAAAGTATTAATACTAGTTTTCAATATAGATTTATTTTTTACATTTTCTTTTTCTTTGTTTTGCTCTATCTTATAAGCAATATCAACCATAATCTGGTCTTTGTCAAAGTTACCACCAAATAAAGGTGAGTTAAGTTTACCTTTACCTACACCTGGAACTTCAAAATCAGTTTCATCAAATATTATAGTAGCTACCTGTTCCCTTAATTGTTCATCATCAATACTTGCTAGAGCGTCAATTACAACTTCTTTAATTGATTCTCTATTAGCAAGACCAGCAGCTTTAGTAACACCACTATTAATATGTAATGCTCTACCATTGGTAAATACGTCTTGTATACTTACTGCAATTAAATCTTTTTGACTGTCTGCACTACCGTCAAATTGAGTAATAGCATTGTAAATATCAATGTTTTTCTTTTCTAAAGCGTCAAGAGCGTTTGTTTTTACCTCTTGATCTAGTTGTAAACTTCTCCATCTACTGACTTGTTCGGTAAGACTTTTAGTTAGTATTTGATCTACAACTAAATTACTTAAAGTTGTGTTGTTTACTTTTTTTATATAATCTTGTAGTAATTTATCTTCAACTACTTTACGATCTTCGCTGTTAGTTAGTGTATTATATTCATTTACCTTTATTTCTCTACCATCATTTAAGGTTACTATCTCTTCGTTTTCAGCAATAGTTGTTTGAAACCAAGGCATAAAACCTTTAGCCCCTTCTTGTAAAGTTGCTTTCTGGTAACCATAGGCAAAGTTAGTACCAAACCGTTTAGCATTTTCTAATCTAAACCGTTCTTCCATTGACATGGTAGTGTTATTAACCTCTATTTCTGTTAATGCTCTACCTTTTTCTAGTTCTAATTCTTTTAGTTTAGTTTCTATTTGTCCAAGCTGGTCTGCATCTAAAGCTGTTTTAGCTGCTGCCTCTTTATCACCACCCAAACGAGCTCTGTGATTATCAATACCTTCTTGGCGTTTTCTTTCTATATATTCTACACCTAATGTTCTAGCACCTGTGTCTAAAGCATTGCGTAGAGCTGTACTAAATTTAGATAAGTTTTGTAATTCATACTGGTCTGCTTGTGATTCTAATGAAGAAAGACGTTGCATCTCAGTCACTTGGTTAGCAGCTTGCTGCCCGAACGCTTTTACAGTTTCTACCCGTTGTTTATCCAAAGCCGTAGCTTTGCGGGCAAGATCGAGTTGCTCAGTTTTATCTACTGTGCGATTCTTATAACCTGTAAAAGTCGTACTCCTTTTGTATGACATAGTTGTTATGGTTTAAGAGCTGTTTTAACACCTGACCATGTACCCACACCTGCAGAGAATCCAGCAAGTAGTGGAGTAAGGATAGATGGTTTAGGAGGTGCTTTCTGTTTGGTTGGTCTAATTGTTTTGAATGATGCGATAGGAGCAACAACTGCAGATGTTGACAAGTTGTTGACAGCTGACATATCAGAATTGTATTGGTCAAGATTTACACCAAACTGTTTGATACCATAAGCCTTAGTAGCATCAAATATAGAAGCGTCTAGTTGGGCTTGTTGCATACCATACTTACGTTCTACATCATCTACTGTTAGCATCATAGATTGACCAGCTTGTTGTCCACTAGCTAATACAGTCCCTTGAGATTGAATAGCTTTAGCTAAGTTTTCTTGACTAGCAAACATTGCCTCTGTGACCTTTTCACGCAACTCTTGTTGTGCAGATTCACTTGCTCTATTTGCTTCTATTTGATTTATTTCTCTTTGTTGATATAGAGATGATCTGGCTGCAGCATCAGCTTGTAACTGAGCTGTGAATACCTCACCTTTACGTTGGTCGTTATACGCCGAAATAGTTATATCATTTATATATTTCTGCCGTGCTATAGCATTGGAACGATTGACAGCATCGACTTGTGCTCGATGTGCTCTGTTCTGTTCCATTATACCAGTAACGGCTGTACCAACTCCAGATGCAATACCTAATGCGATTGGGGCACACATGGTTTTATAAATTGTATAAGAGGGACATTATTGTAGACATGATAATTGACAAAAGTAAAACCTAAAAGTTTAAGTAATTTTATATGGGCATCGTTCCGCATATCTGCTTGGTTACATAAATAAGGATTAAGTAAACTGTTTATCCAACGCTTTGCTTCCTTTACAAATGTATGAGGATACTCTGTGCTGGCATCAGTACATAACATCCATATTATATTGTGCGGGGTTACACCCGCCACTCCAGCAGCCTTGCCGTTGGGAACCTTAAAAAACACGGAATATGCTGAATTGTAATAAGACTCTATAATAGCAGCCTCTGCACATAAACCTGTGGTTTGTTCTATCTCACGTCTATCTTCATAGCGTAAGTTCAGACCTACACTTAGAGCTAACTCAGGGGTGCAGGTCTGTATATACTTACCTTCGTACATGTCGTTTTGGATTATAATTGCCGTCCCAGCTTCCTGAGATTATGGCGGTAGAAAATGGGTCTGGTATTTGTATTTGTAATGTATATTTTTCGTTCTTTCTTTGTATAGGTACTCTAACTCTACGTGCTAAATCTGCAGGTGGTTTATTAAACACACTTGAGTTGGTAAACATACCAGACTCAAATTGCACATAATCATCTATATCTTTAGTAATATTACCACTAGCATCTACATATTCAAATGGTGATGTAAGATGAAACTCCATAGGGCCACCTACACCTAACTCAAAAGTTATAGCAGATATACGTAGTTCACCCTCTGTATCATAAGCATTATTACCTACGTTAAAGTAATATGTAGGTAGTTCAATAGTACTTGTGTATTTATACCCTATTGCAACTTTTGCTTGACTAGAGCTTATCATAATACCTTCAAATACAACTATACCGTGAGCTACACCACCTATAGTTACAGGTGCAGCTAAAAGAGTTGCTGGTCTAACTATACCAGATATATCATTACCATCAGTATCTTGACCAGATAAACCTACCATAAATATATTTGCAGCAGTTGTAGGTACATAGGGTATTCTTACATGAGTTCTTAATTTTCTTGATAAAGTAAATCCTGCCCCGCCAGGAGCTGTTTGTGAAAATCCTTGTAAATTTTCTCCTATTACCATATTATCTAAGTGTGCTTCAAACTGCCTTGCAGTTTTTAGAGGGGAACCCACATCAGACGAAGTACCACCTAATACATAGGCTCTAGTAGCATCAGCATCTGCAACATACTCATGTCTACAAAGTTTATAGCTACCATCATGTAAAGTTACAGTAAAGAAACTACCACCTGTATATAACATGTGTTGCATAGTTCCTGTAAGTGTCCAGCTATACCATGCAGATTGTTCTCTTTGGTTTCCAGCATCGTAATATTTGTAGTGATATACTGTACTATCACCTTTTTTACCATAAGTAGTAATACCTATAGATGAAGAGTTTGTAGATGTAGTTATATCTTTTGGTAAAAACTCTGGTACAACTCTTGTTTGTTCTAATATATTAGCAGGTGAAGATGGATCTAATATAGTAGCTTCAAATGCTCTAGCATAAGCTGATACATTAGAGGTAAACAATACTGATGTACCAAGATCTACAGGTTGTATAGTTGCATCACACTCATAACTAGCTATTTTTTTTAATCTAACTGTCTTAGGACTAAATATATCTGACTCTGTAAATAATAAAAACTGACCATTATCACTAAACATCATCATACCTTTTTGTATAGGTAAAACATGATTTATAAATGCAGGTTTTATGTCAGATACTGTTATATCTATAGGATTATCGTCACTGGTAGATATAGCAGATACTATAAAGAAATCAAAGTATTGTCCAGGCTTACTCATTACAATCTGTTCGCCAGAAATCATACCTAATCTGTTTCTATGAAAAAACATTTCTTGTATGGTACTACCAACAAAAGTA